GAGTGCAATCTGTATGATCTTATCAATCATTTTAATGTCAGATTCAGGGTCGTCTTCCGTCTTTTTCTGCGCTTTCTTGACCTCGGACATAATCAGCAACACATTAGTTTTAGACGTATTGATAGGATACTTGTGCTCTGCGTCGATTTCAACTACTGGTCTTTCGTTGCGATTTCTGAGGCGGTCTACAACATCATATCTACGTCCCATCTTAAGCGCCTCCTTCTGGTGTTGCTGGCGCCGGCACAAAAGTCGGTTTTCCATCGAATATGATATCAAGTTCCAACGCAGCGACATTTGTGCTATCGCCGCCTGGTGCAGCTTTAACATCCAGCACACAATTACCA